TGTGGGAAAATCGTATGTGCCACTAAATCCGTTGTCGTAGAAATGGCTGTTTAGCACACTTTGATGTTGAACATCCGCATCACAAAAGAAGAAATCAAGGCTTGCTCTGATATGGTCGTTGAGCCATTCTTGGCTTGTTTGTGGGTCTATATCCACAAGCTCATAAAAGAGCCTTGCCTTTGCAGTCATTACCGCATTGGCTCGCTTTATTTCTTCGTCAATCTGCCTTTCCAACAATTTGCTTGAGGCGAGTGCTGCGCTACTCCGAGTTTTGAAGTATTCACGTTGTACAGCTCGCATTTGGCTTACCTTGTGAAAGAATGTCTTTTTATCCATTATCATGTTTTTTAAGTTCGTTAATGAGTGCATCCGCAAACTTGACAGACCATATACAAACATCTTGCATACTTGGGTTGGGGTCTATACCCTCAACAACAGGCGAGGCAAGTTGTCCGACCATAGCAGCCTTGGCTATCTCGTATCTGCGTTGCTCCCAATCAATCTGCTTTGGTTTATCTGTTGCAATAATGCCGTTGCGCTTTTCTCTTGTCTGTTTTGCCACACATTCCTTGCACCGTCCTTTGTAGGACTTGGAGAAAGCGGACAGGGGCAAATTCTGTCCGCACACCTCACACTTTTTTGTTTCCATATCCTTACATTTCGATTGTCCCTATTTCTTTTGCGCCACGCAACAGCACAACACCGTAGATTGTTTCACCAAGTGTATTGTCTTTCACTGGCTCAATGTCGCTGTCTGTTACAGGCTTTCCATTGCGCAATATCTGTCCCCACAGCCGACTTGTGGGGCAAGCTGTTTTGTTGTCGGCTTGTGAGGGCAAGTTCGTGAAGAACTCCTGTATTGCCTCTTTCATTGCATTGTACACCATACCCTCCGTTAGTGTGATTGTTGTTGTAAGTTCCATATCTCAATCTGTTAAGTGATAAAAGTATGCTGCTTGCTCGCCTTGCAAGTTATCCAAGGCATAATCATTCGCTTTGCGCCAAAGTTCATTGTAAAGCGAGGCTACCTCATTTTGTTCTTCTGTGCCTTTTTCTGTATAGTGGTGAAATATCTTGTGGTTCAACACAAGCACAAGCTCTGTGAGGTACTTGTAATCACCTTTCCACGCATCAAAGGCACGGTTGAATGTGTCTTGAATGGTTTGCAAGCCGTAATTGTCGGCAATGGAGAAATCCATCCAAAAGGTTGTTATCGGCTTGTAGCCCGTTTCTTCTTCAATGTCCCACCTTGGGATTTTGAGCGTTTCTTTGATAGTTGCCATATCGTATGTTTTATAAGTTATCACCATGTTTCAACAGGCTTTGGGTATTCTCGCTTTCCAACGATTGCTGTTGCTTTGTTTAAGGCTCTGGCAAATGTCTTGTAATACCCGAACACCCATTGCTCGTTATCGTGTCCGCTTGGGTTGTTTATATACACCATGTACTTGCTTTCTGTCAGTTGGTCTATGCAAACAAACTCATAGTTGTTGATATAGACCGTACCCGAAAAATAGTGTGCCTCTTCGTTGTCGCTTTGGTGTGTCGTTACACCTTGCATCCCCTTGAAGTGCTTGGAAAACTCCATGCACTTAGGGGTATAGTTTGAAATTGCCATATCACTTTGCTTTTGCTGCGTCAATGGTTTGCTGCCAGTATGCAGTCCATTTCTGCATTGTTGCTATATCGAAATCGTCAATGTCGTAAACCGTGGATGTGCGTAATGCACTACCCTGTTGAAAGTGTCTGTTTCCAAGCACAGCAGCAACGATATTCAGCATTGCTTGCATTTCTTCAATTGTATATTCCATAACCATTATTTTTTATTCAAACATTCCTTAACTGCGTATTGGTCTTTGAGCAAGCATTGTGTGGCAGTGTAACCACCTTTGCCATCGCCAAGTACAATGAAGTAATCAACAACAGCATTCCAACGACCACGAAAAATGCCCGAAGCCTTGACAGGGGCAATAAAACTGTCATTTGTGGATTCACTCACCAAAGCACTACTATACTTGCAAATTTCCTCACCTGTGTATTTATTGATAATTGTAATCATGTCGTATGTCGTTTTGCTTGCCCCCACTGGTTAGGTGGGGCGTTACCTTTGTTATGCTATCTCCAAGTAATTCAACCCGAATGTGTCCGAACACTCTACGAACTTGCCGAAACGGTCTTTGTTGATTGCTATGCCTTTTAACCATTGCATCACTTGGTAAGAACCGCATTTGAGAGCCTTTGCTATTGCCCAAGTCGTTTTGTCAAGTTTCATACGCAAATCGTTTTCCTTTTGTGCCTTTGCTCCAAAGTAAACAAGCAATGCACGGATTGCGCTTCTCTTTTCGTCTATCATACTTCCATAAAGAAGAACGCTTTGTATATCTTCGCAAATCTCTGTGCGCTCCTTGTTGATAGCCTCGGCTATGTCATTCAAGTATTCGCTTTCATCATCTGTGAGGTTGAATTTCTTAACCATTGCCTTTATGTCCTTTGCGTATATTGCTTTCATAATCGTTTTGTTTTTACTTGTCATTATCTGTGTTTCATAAACACATTGCAAAGATAGTGTGTTTTATTAAATACACCAAATGTTTTGCAAGAAATTTTGTAGAAAAATTTACTAAGTGAACAAAAAGACCACAAATAAGCCAAATTTACCAAGTGAAATTTATCTGTGTTACTTGAACACATTATTAAATAAATTGCTTACCTTTGCAAAAGTAGAACGTAAACAACTCCAACTAAGGGGTACAAATCCATAAAATTATGAACAAAGAACTTTTTGCAAAGGTCAAAGACAAGTGCAAAGACATGGGACTATCGGAGAAGTGTCTGACAGCGATAACCGAGGCTATGGGTGGCAGCGTGGCGGATGATTCGACCGATACGGACGCTATCGAAAGCACCGCAAACCTAATAGTGTCGGTGGCAACAGCAAGCCAAAGCGAGGCTACAAGGTGGGTGAACAAGGCAAAGGGAACACCGAAACAAAAGACCACCAAAAAGGACGGTGAAGAGGGTAACGCTGATGATGACGACCCGAACAACACCGACCCGGACAAAGGCGGTAAAGGTGGCGGTAATGACAATCCAACAGAAAGCGAGGCTATCAAGAAACTGCAAGAACAGATTGATGCGTTGAAAGCGGAAAAGAGCAAAGGCGAAAGAACCGCCACTATCAATGCCGCTTTTGAAAAGCACAACATCCCCGCATTTCTTCGTGAAAGGCTTGCAAAGTCCATTTCCGATGATGAAGATGTGGAGGCTGCTGTGTCGGCTCTCAAACAGGATTGTATAACCAACGGTCTTATGTCAGACAGTGCAGAGGGTGCAAAGGCAGCAAGCGAAAAGCAAGTTGATGAAGCCGCTGACGCATTGCTGGAGTCTATAACCGCAAAATAACAACAAAAGATGAAACGCAAGACAGCTTCATTTACGGGTATGCGCCCTATCTTTACAGGTAGCCCGTCTATCGTACAGGGTGGCTTCAATCTTGATGTGGACGGTCAGAAGTTCCGTGTGGGTGATGTGATACCCGCTGGAACTCTCGCCATTTTCAACGAAACCACAAGAAAGGTGCAAGTAATCAAGACTGCAAAAGTCGTTGAGATTGACAACGAGAACAACAAGAAAGTAACGCTCTACATTGATGAGTTCTACGCTCCTTGTTTCGCTGTCGGTGATAGTGTGTTAAAGGCTGGTGCTGTTACAGGCGCGTTTGCTTCCGCTCCTACTATTACTGCTATTGACAACGGCAATTGCCTTAACAACACGGGTAGCGTGTATGTCGTTACGCTTAGTGCCGCTATTAGCGGTCTGAAATCGGGTGATGTGCTTACAGAGGTGGTTAAGGACGGTTCTAACAATGCCGCAGAACGTGGCAAGGCTAACTCTGTATTATTCAAAGAATACGAAGTTGGCGAGTTTGAAACAGGCATTGACGTGTCGGCAGACACAATGCAATACGCATTGTATGAAAGGCGTGTGCCTCCCATTCCGACCTCACAGAAAGACAGCACGGGAATGTTCCTGTCTGCCAATCCTCACGTTAAACTCACGCAGTCGTACTAATCGTTTATTCACTAAAAAGGTAAAATTACAATGAAATCCATTTTTACAACATTCACTGGCTTGCACAAGAACGGTGCGCCATTGGATTTATTGGCAACATGGAGAAAGACCTTTGACAAAGCCTCTGAAAAGGAAGTATCGCTTTTTCAGAAAATGTACTCCGATGGTTGGTTTACCTACAACACGCCTCAGATGTCATTGACAGCCGAGGCTATCGTGGGCAAGTACAACATTCGTTTCATGGCTACTCTGTTGGCTGACGAATCCCCCTCACCATTGCGCAGAACTGACGGCTTTGATGTATGGACTAAGGAAATTCCCCGTGTCGGTCACAAGTTCGTTATGTTTGCCCGTGACTATCGCAAGTTACAGGAAGTGTACGAGAACCCTCGCCTCAAGGAGGCTGACAAGGTAAAGCAGATTGAAAAAACCCTTACACACGACATTCAAGACGCATACCTTGGTTGCAAGGATGTAATGGACTTTATCTGCCTTATGGCTTTCTCCAATTGGGGTGTGGCGCAGTTCAAGCCAGAAATCAACAACCCTGGTGGTCGTGCCTATGAGGTAGATTACAGCATGGAAGAGCAGAACAAGTTGGTGAGCGTATGCAACTGGACTACTGCAAACACCAAGGCTGGCAAGCTCATTCCTATTCTGTGGCTTTCTGCCCTTTGCTCTGATTTGCGTGACCGTGGCATTGAGCCGGGCGAGGTTCTTATGTCGCAGGAGCTTTACACTTGGTTGCGCATGGATGCAACCACACGTTTGCTTGCTCATGGCACGGACAAACAGGCACAGGTCGTAACTTCGTCTGAACTTTCCGCATTGCTCACTGAAAACGAGATACCGCCTATCACGGTTATAAAGCGCAAGATGGGTGTGGATAAGGACGGTAAGCGCAACACGATACAGCCGTGGAATCCTAACTTTATCGCTATCAAACCCGCTGGTGTCATTGGTGAGATACAGCCCGCCATTGAAGATAGTGAGCTTATCGAAGAGGACAACGTGGACTACATCAACGCTGGCAATGGTATTCGCATTTCCAAGTGGCGCACAGGTGCATCCACAGGACAGACCGCTGGCGAGTACACAGAGGGCGCAGCTCGCCTGTTACCGCTCATTACAGAGATGGGGCAGATTGTTTGCGCACAGGTGCGTGGTATCAAGGAAAAGGTTGTTAAAGCCGATGAAAACGGTGTAACGCCTTACTATACCACAAAGGCTGCTTACGAGGCTAACACAACCCTTGTTT